TCTTATTTAGGGACAGAAGATTGTTTAACAAGACTTAGAGCAACCAGTTTGGAAAAATATGGCACCGAATATCCCAATCAATGCGACGAAGTTAAATTACTTATAGCAAATACCAATTTATTGCGGTATGGAGTTGTTCGTCCGGCACAAAATAAAGAAGTTCTCGAAAAAATGACACAAACGAACGAATTGAGATATGGCAAAAAATATTATGCCCAAACAAATGAATTTAAAGTTCGATTTAAACAACACTGTTTAGAAAAATATGGAGTAGAACATCCATCTCAAAACTTCGATATACACGAAAAACAACAAAGTTTCAAACATCAAAAATTAATTCTTCCATCTGGCAAAATTATAACATATCAGGGATATGAAGATTATGGTATTTATTTATTATTAGAAAGCGGATATTTAGAAGAAGATTTGAAATTTGGTCGAGATATACCAAAAGTTAAATATTTTCATGATAATAAAAATCGAATTTTTTATCCAGATATTTATATTATAAGTTTAAATAAATTGATAGATGTGAAATCAGAATGGACATATAGATGTGAATATAATTTAAATATGCTTAAACAACAAGCTGCCATAGATATGGGATATGATTTCGATTTTATGGTGATTGATAGTAAAGAATATAATAATTGGAAAAAGGAAAACAATCATGGCCACAAATAATATGTTTAATGATTTATTGAAAACGCTTGAGAATCCATATGCTTCTGTGGTAGAAGATGGTGTTCCGGCAGGAGATGTCGAAAGTTATGTTGATACTGGATCATATGTTTTGAATGGTCTTTTATCTGGCGACATTTATGGTGGCCTTGCTTCTAATAAAATAACAGCTTTCGCGGGCGAACCATCAACATATAAAACGTCTGCTATTTTAGGAGTTGTTAAAAATTTTCTTGATAAAAATAATAAGTCAGGTGTCATTTATTTTGAATCGGAATCCGCTCTAACAAAACAAATGATTGTTGAACGAGGAATAGATGTTTCTAGAATGATGATTGTTCCAGTTACAACAGTTCAAGAATTTCGTCACCAAGCAATTAAGGTTATTGATAAATATAGTGAAACGCCAGAAGATAAAAGAACACCTTTAATGTTATGTCTCGATAGTCTTGGCATGTTAGCTTCGGAAAAAGAAATTGAAGATATGACATCTGGCAAAGAAACGGTAGATCTAACGAGAGCTAGATTAGTTAAAGGCACATTTAGAGTGCTGACATTAAAATTATCTAAAGCAAAATTGCCTCTTTTGATTACAAATCATACATATCAGAGTATTGGGCAAATGTATCCACAACAAATTATGGGTTCTGGTTCTGGTTTACAATATGCCGCTTCAACAATTATATTTTTATCTCGAAAGAAAGAAAAAGATGGTGATGAAGTGATAGGCAACATTGTTCATTGCAAAAATTATAAAAATAGATTGGCAAGAGAAAATAAAAAAGTTGATATTTTAGTAACATATAATTCCGGCCTCAACCGTTATTACGGCTTATCTGAAATAGCTATTGAAGCCGGCATCTTTAAGAATGTCTCAACAAGAATTGAGTTACCAGATGGAACTAAGGTGTTTGAAAAGCAATTAAATAATCATCCAGAAAAGTATTATACAAAAGAGATATTGGATAAAATCAATGTTTACGTACAAAAAACTTTTTCATATGGCCAAACAAATGTTCCAGAAGAAACTGCCACAATCGAATCCAAAGAATAAACTATATCGACTAATTCCGGCAAGAACAAAAAGACAAAGTAAATTTTTTACTTTTGAATTGCTTGGTGATAGTCAGTTTCCTGGTGTGATTATTCAAGTATTGAATATGAAAATGGATCCTGGAAAAAATCCAGAAGAAATGCCTTCTTTGAACTGTAAAGTAGAATACAGGATTAAAAAAGTGCCAAAAGGAAAATATCAAAATCTGCCACAAGAAATGGAAACTTTATTTAAAGAAACCATTGGCAAAGTTGTAGGAGATATTTTATCGCAGGATGTCCAAAGTCAGCCTGTCATAAATAAAGAACCCAATAATATAATAGAAAAAAGTTAGATTTTTGTGTACGGTTATATTTACTTAATTATCAATTTAATTAATAATATGAAATATATCGGCCAAAGAAAATTTGGAAAACGAGAACCATATTTAGGTTCAGGGAAAATAATTAAACAGGCTATTAAGAAATATGGCATCAAAAATTTTTCTAAACAAATACTTTGCAGATGTAGAACAAAAGAAACATTGGATAAAAAAGAAATCTATTATATAAAATTATATAATGCAGTAGAGTCTGATGAATATTATAATATATCTATTGGTGGTAGTGCACCATTTGCAGGACTTAAACATACAGAAAAATGGAAAGAAGAACAGTCAAAGGTTATGAGTGGTGAAAACCATTGGAATTATGGTAACCAGACTCCAAAAAAAACGAGGAAGAAAATCTCGGCATCTGAAAAAGGTCAACCTAAATCCAAAAAACATAGAGAAAATATAGCAAAAGCTAAAAAAGGTAAAAAACGAAAACCATTTTCGGACGAATGGAAAAATAATATATCATTGTCTTTGCGCGGCGAAAAAAATCCAAATTTTGGAAAACATCTTTCCAAAAAACAAAAAAATAATCTACGTCTAGCACATCTTGGTCAACACCCATCAGATAAAACTAGAAAGAAAATATCAGATGCTAATAGTGGTGAAAATAATCCAATGTTTGGTAAACAACACTCAAAAAAATCTAGAAAGAGAATGTCCTTAGCACAAAAAGAAAGACGAAAAAGAGAAAAGCAATTAAGAGAAAAATCTAAAATTATAGATAATAGGGCCCACAATGATTAATGATAGGCTTGAACCACTTATTTTATATAATCTCTTAACAAATGAAGAATACACCAGGAAGGTCATCCCATTTGTTCAAGCAGAATACTTTTCAGAAAAAGCAGAAAAATTGATTTTTGAAGCTATAAAAGATTTTGTTATTAAGTATAATTCATTACCAACCAAGGAAGCCATTTTAATTACACTAAATGAAGACAAGAAATTAAAACAAGATGAGTATGAAAATATAGCTTCATATTTATCTCATTCATTCTCTGACATAGAAAAAGTTCAAGATTCTCAATGGCTTTTGGATAATACAGAATCTTTTTGTAAATCCCGCGCATTTTACAATGCCTTAGTTGAGTGCGTTCATATCTCAGATGACAAATCTGGCAAATTTGATCGTGGTCAAGCACCCAAAATTATGTCTGATGCTCTAGCTGTAGGCTTTTCAACAGATATTGGTCACGATTATGTAGAAGATTTTGATAAACGGTTTGATTTTTATCATCGAGTAGAAGAGAAGATGCCGTTTGATTTAGAATTTTTCAATAAAATAAGTGGTGGTGGCGTCCCAAAAAAATCATTAAGTGTTATCATGGCTGGCACAGGCGTAGGAAAAAGTTTATGTTTATGTCATTTTGCCGCATCATTCTTAAATCAAGGCAAACAAGTTCTCTATATCACATTAGAGATGGCCGAAGAAAAAATTGCACAAAGAGTTGATGCTAATTTGTTAAACATTAACATTCAAGAATTAGAAAAAATACCCAAGCAAATCTATGAAGAAAAGATTTCTAGATTGAAATCAAAGACTTTGGGTAAATTGATTATTAAAGAATTTCCAACTGCCATGGCTCACGTAGGACATTTTAAGCAACTTTTGAATGAGCTACACTTAAAAAAGAATTTCAAACCAGATGTGTTGATTGTTGACTATTTGAATTTGATGTCAAGTTTTCGAGTAAAACCAGGTGCAATGACAAATAGTTATCTTTATGTTAAGTCGATTGCAGAGGAAATTCGAGGTTTGGCAGTTGAATATAATGTTCCGATTTTTAGTGCAACCCAAACAAATCGTGCTGGTTTTCAATCATCTGATCCAGGAATGGAAAATACTTCGGAATCATTCGGACTTCCGGCCACAGTAGACTTATTTTTAACAATTATCAGCAATGAAGATTTAGATTCAATG